TTTATTTCAAAGTGGGGTCCGTCAATGAACGGGCGACGGCCCTGGGAGCGACGTAAATCCACATATGCGTTCATTGCGTCCTCTGCTGTTCCTTCCCAAGCACGAAGGTCATCTATATGCCATGCGGCTCCCCAACGAATTTTCAAATCGGTTCTGACAGCCGCCTCTTTCATAGCATCGGCTATTTCATCGTAGACTTGGATTTCCCAACAAGGATCTCCGTCTTGGTACGCCATTAAGTCCACAGCATGACCAGTTTCATCATCTTGTAAAAGGTGTTTTGAGTTCATCGTCTGGGATCTTCCGGCATCATAAAGCTTTTTTTGCTCGTCAAATGTCCTCACCCCATAAATAACTCCAAAGTCGATTTTCGTCAGTTCAATAGCTTTTTTAACAGTATCTTGTAACTGTTCATTCACGCCTACTAGTTTTTGGAAGCTTCTTTGAGATAGTCTGAACGTCATCTTTTTTCTCCTTTTGTTTAATTACTTCATCTGTCCAATCAACAGATTCTTGGTGAGTGTGGGTTTTTTCACAAAAGACACACCCACTGCCAATATACTGATGTCCACAGATTTCGCAAGTAACAACTCGACCCACGATTGCGTATGGTCCGAAAGGATAAGGATTTTTGCCTATTATTTTTTCTTTCTTAGGTTGAAAAGCTTGGAAGCTGACCGAGTAGCGAAGCTCGCAGCAACGATACTGCCTAACGCAACTTGATACCACTGGGGCATCCCCGCAAGTGCTTCAAATCCATCTGCTACTATTTCTCTGCCCCACGAGCCGCAGAAGCTTAAAATAAGGGGTATACTGAAAAGTAGGGTAAGCCATTCGTCTTTCCACGAGGACTGTGAGGCTCTCATCGCAGCTAGATCCCAATCTATTTCGCCTGTAGCTTCTTTCATACGAATAGTAGCTTCAGCCTTTTGTATAGCCGTCTTTCCTTCTATGTAAGAACTAGCAAGACTGCCTACAGAGCTTAAAATCATTGAAAGCATTATTCTGCCTCTTTACACTTACAAACATCACATTTTTTGTTTAATAAGGCACACCAAAGCCTCTTTATATATTTAATCATACTTTTCTCCGTTCTCTTTAAGACTGACGTAACGCCATTCTTTATATCAGTTAATATCTTTTTAGGCATACGCCATAATGGTAAATCACATAGATTCATGTTTTATTTCTCCATTTTTCTTGAAAGCATTACTAGCGATAAAAGCACCAATTATGCCCATATTACTTATCACCCATGTAGAAGCTATAGAACTCAGATGATCAACTCTATCTAATGGAACTATAGGCAACATCAATACAACGATAAACAGTGTAACAGAAATAGCAGAAAACCACACCATATATCTTTGTTGGTCTTCCTTTTTATCCAAGTTGTCCAGACGCACCATACGTTCTTTCATCATAAGTTCTTTGTCTGTTATTATGCCGTTCTTGTCTATGTCTAACTCCTCTGCCAGTTTTGATCCTTTTTCCAATATCTTTTGTGTCATTCTCCGTCCTTCGTTATAACAATAGGTTTACAATACGCTGAGTAGTTTCTAGTCTTTCCCGCTGTCGAGAAGTTTATAATGTCTTCAAACCACTTACATTTTGAAAAGCTAGAATACGTTATTTCTCCTTCTGGAACCGTATTATTCATTATAACTAAGATAAATGCTAATGTTTTCATTTGAATTTGTCGTTTAGTGAGTCAACTACGCTATCTATATTAGGTTCTTTTCCATTCGGATCATACTTACATCGATATTCGGTGGGGCATTGCCCTTCTACGACTAAAGTATAAGTGTCATTTGCGCCCTTGTATAGACAAACTTGCTGACCGTTCTTTGCTTGTACCCTCTTATATCTACGACACGTTATGTATTTAGGGTCTTCTCTAATTCCTAATCTTTTCTCTTGTTCCCAGGTCCAATCACTGAATTTCTTTAAGAAACAAGTAAAACATTGTTTTATATTTTCGGACTGTGCTAAATATATCACACCTTCCTCGGCACAGAGCCATTCGAATGTATATTGACCGCCATCTTTCCGAACACATTTACTGCCACCATCCTCTGTCGATGCCCATAAGTGTGTATACAAAACTACCCAAAATACCAAAACCAATAATAAGAACCACTGTAAGTAAGATATACCCAATAATTTTCTCCTGTAATAGTTTTCTGTCATATATCTCTTTCTGTCGCCTTTTACGGATTTGCCCCTCCATCTGAAGTAACTCATCCCAAGACTTTGAGCCATGCGTAAACATTAAAAACTGTTTTAACTCGTATCGCTGTTCTTCAAGTTTCTTTTTTGCTGCAAAAGCTTCAATAGCCTCTGATTCAATACTACCCCCACCAAACACCTTACGAAACATAGTAGGGTTCTTAGCAGACTTATGCGCTGCATCCACGTCACTTACCGCCCCCATCCATCTAGATAGATCCTGGGACATAGATTCCAGATCTCGTCCTGCTTGAAACGCACGTTTAATCCCCGCAAAGGCGGTGGATGCCGTGCTGACGGCAGCCGTGATCGTAATAGGGTCAAACATTTTAGCCTCGTTGTTGTGTTGACTGCCTTTGTACGTCTATTCTTTCTCTATTTACTTGATTTCTTTCGTCAGCGACTTCTTCCTGCAATTCTAATCTTGCAGCGTCGGTTGCAGCTCGTTGTTGCAGTTTCATCTGCTCAAGCTGTAATTTCGATTGCTCTACACTTGCATCATTTTCTGCTTGCTTTTGTTTAATAGCAAGTTCTTGCATTCGTATCTTTACGAGTGGATCTTCCTGCACCTGTTGTGGTGGGGCAACCGCAGCCATGACCTCCTTCATTAGCTGTACTTCTATTTGAGCGACCCTTTCTTCAATGGAGGCGGGGTCGTTAGCTCCTTGTTCTAATTCATTCATATAAGTCTGTCCAGTTATAGGATCAATCTGTCCTTGCTGTACACCTTGTTGCAGTCCTTCTGCTGCCTCGTTTACTTCTTTTTCTACCATCGCTCTTGCTTTATATGCTATATGCTCTTGAAGATGTGAGTAGAACGTACCCATAACTTGTGGAGATGTCGCTACCAGAGGTGTCTGCATAAAGGTAGTATGTACCAGTATATGAGCATCGTGGCTTTGTTCCGGAAATACTTGTAATAGCTCACCCGCCAAGGCTCTCGCATTTTCAATGGCAGGGTCAGTTGGCTGTGGTTGCGGTGGCGGTGGAAGAATCTCCTCAATGTTTTGTACCTCCAGAGCTTGGTACATACGTCTGTAAGCAGCATGAACATTATGTACTTGTGGGTTAGATTGAGCTAGTTGTAGCTGAGTTTGAGCCAGAGTTACTCTCTGAGCCATAGAAAATATGTTTGGATCGCTTACGGGTAGTACATCCACCCTTGCATCAAAGTCTGTTGATTTTACTTGTTGCTCCGCTCCTGCGACCTCATAAGGGTAAAGAGGAGGTAAGTTCTCTGCAAAAATCCTTGCTAATAGCCTAAACTCCGTTTTCTGGGCGAAATGGAGCCGTTTATGGATTGCTGACATAACCTTCATGCCACGCTCTAACAAGGCTACAGTAGTGCCTACAGGGGCGTTCTGTTGACCTCCCTCACCTATCTTACCATCTGCAATAGAAACAAAGCGTCTACCACTCTCTATCAGCGTTCCTAGAAGCTGTGCCAGTGTTCCAGAAGGTTCTTTATAAGGTAATGGGATAATAGCGTCACGGATGTTCCCACCAGGAGCGTCAATATCCCTAAATTCACCAGGCTGTAGAGGTTCATCGTCGTTTCGTACTCTTACGCCTCGTGCCTTAAAACCTGCAGGTAAATTAGCTAGTGTACCCGCGTCAATCAACTGTCTTAGAATACTCGTGGTTGCTCTTCCTAACCCACCGAGCATATGTATTAAACCAAAACCGTAGAAACCTAGACCAGGCATGAACTTGTAATGGACAAAAAATTGCCTCTTTCTCTTCAATTGATCGCCTTCGTCATAATTCCTACGGATAGACAATATCTCACCACTGTCCTTGTGCACTGTAACAATATAAGGCAGTTTTAACCCTGTAGGTTGTCCGTCTGCCCCCATGTCTTCAAAACCTTCTATGTCTAGGTCTGAATGGCATTCAAGGATGGTGTGGGTTTCTTCCGAATACCCTTTAGATATTCCTTCTAATTCGTTTTTCTTCTCTTCTACTGCCGAAGCGTCTTCTTCAGCGGCAGATAATTCTATGTCCCTATATACTCCACCAAGCTGTAACTTACGCAGTTCGTTCTCGTCCATACGCAAAACATGAGTAACACGAGACGCTGTCTGTACATCACTTGCGGAATAAGGAATAACCAAGTCCTGGGCAGGGATAAACTTCGATACGGCTCTCTGCCTTGTGGGATCAAAGTATACTTTTTTGAAGGTTGACCCAGACAGAGGTAAGTAAAAGAGCATTTGGTCTGTGTCTGGATCGAATTCCTCCATCACTTCCGTGATCTGGTAATTCATGAATTCTTTTATTCTACCCGCCTGTGCCTCACGTTCCGGGGTCTTTTCACCCAAAATCTGGGTTTTTATAGGCCCACCAGACGGTAATAGCTCTTTATAGGCTTGTGACTGAAACTGAGTCACAGATTCGGATATAAGAGGGTGTGTTACCCCACTTGCACCCTCAAAAGGCTCTGTTCTATCGTCATATTGTACGCCAAGCAGATCTAGACCCTTGGTATAGGTGTCTTCCCACTCGGACCTTGATTCTTGGTCTTCTTCGAAAGAAGCTCGTATATCTGAGGATAATTCGCCTAAAGTAGCGTCATCCAACGCTTCGGCTAGATTAGCGTTGTGGTCATACGCTTCTGCCATAACTTCCATAGATTGTTGCCCCATAAGAGCTTGAACAATTGCTCCACCTTGCCCATCATCGAGAACCTCGGCTCCTCCCTCAAAATCTTGAGGCATATTAACGTCGATCTCCACAGACGTTTCGTCCATTTCCACTTCTGGACTAATACCAGAGTCAACTAACGCTGCAAGAGGGTTACGTTCTTCTGCCACTAAAAGCTTCCTTTGAAATCTACCTTACCGCCATTTGCAAATGCCTTACCTTTTAAACTCTTACTTTCATCTTTTAGAAAGGATTTTTCTAACATTTTTACATCTTTATCAGAAATAGAGTTAGCTGATTTATTATCTTTTAAGGTCTTTGTTATAACCTCAAATATTGTGTTTCCTTTTTTATCTTTTTTAGTTTTAAGGTCTTTTGTCTCACCCTTACCACCTAAAGTGGCAGTTTTTAACTTTTCTACGTCTTTATCTGAAATTGAATTTGACATTAGAATACTCCTTTAAAGTTATAACCTGCTTGTCCACGGCTCACGTCTACTAGATCGCCATTATTATATCTAATAATACCGCCATAAGCCTTTCCCCCTTTTGATTTTCTATTTAAATCAGCTTTTATACTTTTTAACATCTTCAACAACTTAGGATCAATAGGGTTTATCTTCTTAATATCCTTATACGTCTTTTCTTTTTTACCGCCCATCAAAAACAACCCTTAAAATTAGATACAGAACCGCCCATGTTATATTTAACTACACCACCTTTTTTCATGGCTTTAACTTCTTCCACGTCTTTATCTGAAATGCTGTTTGCGGACTTATTATTTTTTAAAGCTTTAGAAACCGTAAATCCAAGACGTTTTCTAATCATATCAAGGTTCTTTCTACCCTCACTCGTGTTTTTTATAGTAATTCCTTCTTTATCAGCTACTTTTCTTATCGCTGTTACTTGATCAGGTGTTAGTCCTGCCATCTTCTTCTCCTTCTTCTCGTTTTCTCCATGCGTCTCTAATTGCTAGGATTGTTTCTATATGTTTCTGCGGATCATACTTCCTATTCTCCGATGCTTTTCTGATTTCTTCCTCAGTTTCAGCCATTAATAATAGTTCC